AGTTTAACATGCGAAAGAAAATATTTTCTCACAAGCAACGACCAATCAAGAGGAGCACCAGCAAAAACACGGGTTTTACCTATAGTGGCTTTCTTAAGGGAAACTGGTTCATCCTTAAGATGAGCGCAAAAGTTCGGATATACCCTATCTCCCTCAAGATATCTTCGTAGCATATCATCCATGCGAGATTGAATTTCTTCATTCACAGCAAGAGGATTCTGATAACCACGTTGCTCTTCCAAGGGTTCAAGGAAATACTCCTTACTCTTCTTCCATGGGTTACCTGCTGAAGCCTTAGTATTCATTTTATCAATGAATTTTACGCCACAGGCTCCATTGAGAGCTGTAAAATCATCCAAAACATGGATAGAATCAAGTTGATCCGGAGCTATTCGAGAACGAATATCCTCCCAAAATTCAAATTTAACACTTTCCAATATATCCGTCCGAAAATGAGTCACGGGTTGGACCATATCCATAGCAGCTATACGCCAAGGTTTCCACCCTCTCATAATGGGCTTAAAGTATTTAACTCTATACCCATGAGGAGAAAGTAACGGTAACATTGGTGTAATAGTAACCATAGATTTTGGAGTAGGTCGAAAACCATCAAAAGAACCAAAGATATTGCAAGATCCTTTATCAATATAGCGAAACACTGATTTGGGATGCAAAGGTAAAAGATTACGCTCCTTGGACTGGGACGATAAAAGTGGAGCAGAAACACCAATTTCATCACCAATATTGAGACGATCCTTAGTAAGGGGAACACCTATGATTTCATGAACTTTGTTATGACGCAAAGCATGAATACCTAGAATAACATACCCCTTAGGAGTATCCGCAATAATGAGTGATCCACAGTCACCATTCTCAGACATAAACTCTGGCACAGAATTGATGACAATATCATCGAAACCAGGTAGCTTAATAGGTCTACGAATGGTTCGAATTCTCTTAAGACTCATATGGGTTATTTCACCATTAGCATCTCGTTTAGCTTGAATCCCATCAAAAGCAACATTTATATCACTCTCAGGCATATATTGCATGATGCCCTTCTTAGGGGGCATCTGATTCAATGTAATAATGCAGAGATCAGTCTTGGGATAACGCACCACGTCAGACTCAGTGAAACTAACGTCAATGTCGGAAGAAATACCACCTGAGCTGTTGCACTGTCTTATACGCATAGTTGAAATTCCAGTCTGCTGAGGAATGCAATGGTTGTTAACAACGTACTTATTACCTTTAAGGCACGTAAGCCGCATTACCATACATTTAAAAGCTTGAGTTGGCACAACAGCGTAAACCAAATTCTTTGAGATACCTTTCAAAAATTGATGTATACTTAAAGACTTTGATGATGTGATTTGAGGAGTAAGCTGGAATGATGTCAAACGAACATCCTCATTATACCACACATTGGTTTCTTCAGAATCATCAGATTTTGGTGCAGAACCAATATCCTTTGTGGAAACGGGTTCGGACTGTGGTGTAACAACATTGTAC